CCAACCGATCTGCCTGATCCGTTCGGGTATTTTCGCTCATAGACCTTGCGCGTCATGGAGGTAAGCACCCAACAATGGTCCGCATCTTCCATTGTTTTTAATTGGGCGTTGGAATCAAACCAGACGTTGTCCACAAAATTAGGAATCGGCTTAATAAGCAAGTCTTGCTGAAAGCTGTCGTCATCACGATACGCCTGGACGATCCTCCAACCGGACAGTCCCGTGCCGACCATTGCTCTTGCGGCATCCATGAATATCGCCGGGGCTTTGCTGATTTCCTGCAATCTTCTGATGATCCCGTCATACTGCTTGGCGGTCTTCATTGTGGCCCCACCACCATCCGGCTTTACCTTCAAGCCGAACTCGGCGGTCATCATCTCCCCCAAGATATCATCGACAATCGGGTTGGACTCATCGAACGTGTACTTCGGCTTACCGGAGAACCGTTGCAAGACGAACGGCCCCCACTGACCGTCACGCTTATTTAAGAAATGCTCGGCTTCACGGACCCGTTGCCGGTTGTCATATTCCGCTTCCTGGGCTTCTTCGAGCATAGCCCTCATGTCTTTGTAGTCTTGGTCCATCTTTTGCCCCTATTATAATAGGTAGGGTCTAATAGTACCTAACATTCTTGAGAGTATTCCGATTCCGCTTATTCTTCTGATGCAGCACCCGTTTTTTGTTCTGGACGTTCTTTTTCTGCTTGGCCATATCGATCAACTTAACCTTCATGCCCCCTCCTTACCAAAAGCTGTCGAACACCATCGGCTCCTGCGATCCGGTGTTGTACCCCTTGGGCGTGATCATCGTCATCATCAGCGCATCGGCCAAGTTGGGCGATTGGATCTTAAGCCGTCGCATCTCGGCCTTTGTCATAATCTGGATCAACCCGCTTCCCATGATCTTCCTCGGAATCCGGCACACCTCTGAGCGCAGTAACGGCAGACAATCAATGTCGGATGATATCGATATAAGATCCTCCGGGTCTTTATACTTTCCATCAACCACGGCTTCATATGTGTTGTAGAACCGATCTCTTAAGTACCAATAGTGCTGCGCCCTGCTGTTTTTAAACACATCCTTGTTCTGACTCTTAGACGCCGTATCATGCCGCGCCGGTCGATAGACCTTGCCTGGGTCCGATGCCCCGTGACTCCCACGAAACGGTCTGATCTCGATCTTCTTGCCGGTGAATGCCTCGGCCACCTGCCGCTTCAAGCTGAGTCCCATACCGTCAGCATCCCATACGAACACGTCTGCTTGCGCCCTGTTGGCGATGTCTGTGGCCCAATCACACCCCTTGTTCACGTCACCGAAGTGTTTCAGCCTCGCATCGGTTATCACGGACCCCTGCCGGATTACCGTCGCCTTGTCGTCCGTTCCCAGGTCGGACGGGTCGTGGGCGACTATCTTGGCCCCACGCGGCTCAAATCCTAACTTCCTGTGACAGTCGATTGAAGCGTCGAACCATTCCGATCTGATTATGCTATTCTCGATGCTGTCATTGAACGCACCGTCCCATATGTGGTCGTATAGCGCCCGTGGGAGGTGGGTATAGTCGTGCATCCGCTCTGCTTCAAGTTCCGCCGGAAACCAGGGATTGTCCTTGTAATTGATCTTCACGATCAAGTGGAGGTCATCCATGTAGACCCCGTACCGATCCAACTCCCGCTGATACGGTACGATGAACCTCTGTGAGAACGGGTCGGCGCTTGACATCGGGTTGGCTGAGATCCAGCACTCAGACCTTTTCTCCCGCAACGTCGGAGTCAGCAGCTTAAGGGACTCCGCGCTGATGAACTGACCTTCCTCCAGCCAAAAGTATTTCATCCCATACATCGACTTGATCCCCTCAACCGATCGGGCCAAGCCTTTAAACCGCATCCCGCCACCGTCTGCGTGGTCGATCTGCGACTTCTGGATGGAAAACCCCGGAATCGAAAGCCGTCCGATCACCGTCTTGATCAGGGAATACACCGAATCCTCAATACTGTTCTGGAACTCCCGAAAGCAGCCGATCAACGCCTTCTCAGTCTGCGCCTTCATCGCAAATATGTTGGCGAACGACTCGGACTTCCCCGCGCCCCTGCCGCCATAGGCGATCTTGAAGCGCCGATGCTCTTCCACCAACGGGCGTAACTTCAGCGGTATTTGAAAGCTTAAGCTCATCTCAAATAGCTCTTCATCCAAGGGGTTCTCTTGTCCTCCGGCATGCGCGGCTCGTTCTTCAGCCTTACCTCAACCGGCTCCGTGCCGATATCCTCCTTCGCGCCGCCGGCTGGAAACACCTTCCCATCGATTCTCAACATGTCTCCGACGTACTCGACCTTCCCTGATTTCTTACACAGCCCCGACTCTCTCGGCCCGACAGTCTTTACGAACTCGAACTTAGCCCCCGTGCCGGATTCCTCCTCAGGCATCGCCACAGCCGACATGTCGATTACGGTCTTACCGTCGTCTATGGGCGCTCCATACTCAACGTCAGGGTCCGACTGCGCGGGAGGATCATACGGTATCTCAGACTTGATCTTCGGCTTTTCCTTATTAGTATTGCCGTCCTCACCGGGAGCTATCACCTCAATCGTCCATTTCAACTGCTCCCGATCATCATGCCCAATTGCCCCAAGCCCGATGTCCAACTGTTTCGAATCCGACCAACCCAGGTTCTTCAAAGCGAATACGATGGACGCTGTTTTCCGGTGGTCCATCAACAAGAGCAACTCATACTGTTGCTCGATCAGAAGTTTCGCCTGGGTCAATACCTCTGAGACTGCGGGGTCATGCGCCCGTCTTAAGAACATGTCCCGTGAGAACCCGATCGCCAGACACAACCCGCTAACAGTATATGGAAGCTTATTCCGGTCGGATTCATCAAAGTAGCTATTCACAGCCGCCATCATCTGATCAGACGTTTCGAAAACTTTCCTATGAGCAACCCGCTGTTCCATTTCCTCCTCAAATCGTTATGCTGAATATGACATAACGAAAATATATTCCGAATTCAGCAACAAATCAACTGGTTTCAACAAATACGGTGAATTTATCAACGTGGGTACAGTAGGTTGGGATACACGTCAGGCAGGTTACGTAACAAATCTCATGGGACTCCCAGGGCGTGTTGGGGCGTTATGAGGGGCAAAATCGGCCTATTTTTTAACCTCATAGTCCACTATGAGGTTAAAAATTTATAAAAACAGGAATAACAAGGTTAGGATACAGCGGCGTATTCATAACAAGGTTAGGCTACGGTGTTATACGTTTTACTTCTCGTATCCAACAACTGCGTGTAATGGATTACTTCTATTTAGGAGTATTTCAAGGTTGGGATACAGCCCATCTTGACAGGTGCAAGATGTCAATAATTTGTATCCCGACCACCTCTAAAAAGTTGGGATACAGAAAGTTGTATGCTAACCTACTTGTCGCTGTCAAGATCAAAATCACATCTACAATTGCCGTTGTATGCGAACTTAGGGGGGTAGGTCGGTATACAAATTTTTACATCAAAACCCAAAAATAAGGCTATAACGTGAAGTGGTGAAGTGTCTAGTGTCACCGGGCGAGCCGCCGGGTTGGATGGATCACAGCACCGGCCGATGCCGCGACCCTGGCCGATCCGCAGCGACGATGGCTGTAGATCCGCATTTCCGTAGGGTTCACAGCCGACATCGCGTCAGCACTGCATCGATACCGGGATGCAGCCGTATCCTAACCAGTGTTCAGCGGTATCGGAACCACGCTCCCAGCCATGCCGTTTCAGCGCTGAACTCTACAGCCATGCAGCTTTAGGCCTGTATCCCAACCAGCTCTATCGTTGTGTCCCTTACCAACCGCAAGTCTACAGCCATCATTATATAGAGGTGAGGTTGGGATACGGCTGAAGGCCCGCCAAGTGTCGTGGCGCGGCGACAATCGTCGTTGATGCCTACCAACCGCAAGTCTACAGAGAGTCGAAAAGCTAGTATGCTAGGTATCCCAACCTTCAAATCACTTTATTACAAGCTGATTT